ATGGCTTCATTTAGACAACGCAACAATACATGGCGAGCCGAGATAAGTGTAAACGGAATTCGCGAAAGTTCAACCTTTGATACAAAAGCTCAGGCTAGGGCTTGGGCATCTAAACGCGAGACTCAGTTACGCGAACAATCGCATGGCAAATTACCAGATCACTCTTTTTTAGAAGCTATTGAACGCTACTTAAGTGAAGTGAGTGTTAAAAAGAAAACTCATGAGAATGAAGTCAAGCGAATGGCTTTCTTTAAGCGTGAGTATAAAAAGCTATGTCAAAAACAATTGGCCAAAGTCACAACTGACGATTTAGTGCAATGGCGCGACTCCCGATTAAAAGAAGTGCAGGGTGCTACTGTCCGGCGTGAAGCAAATATTTTAGCTTCTTTATTTACTGTTGCCCGGAAAGAATGGAAGTGGATTAAAGAGTCTCCAATGGCCGACTTGACTTTACCGCCACCATCAAAGCACCGAGATAGACGAATTGCTCAGGATGAGATTGATAGATTATGTCTTGCAGCAAATTGGGATAACAATGTACCAGTAAACTCAACTCAGCAAATTATAATTGCCTTTCTCTTTGCAATTGAAACGGCAATGCGTGCTGGTGAGATTGTTGGCTTGACTTGGGATCGTGTTTATTTAAAAGATAGATATTTAGTTTTAAATGAAACAAAGAATGGTACTAAACGAAATGTACCACTATCTAAGCGTGCAGTTGAGTTGCTTACTTTATTAAAAGGTCTTGATAAAAAGCAGGTCTTTACTTGTAATTCCCAAAGCTTTGATACGCTTTGGCGTAAATTAAGAGATAGATGTCAAATCACTGATTTGCATTTCCATGATACACGCCATGAGGCTTGTACACGCCTTGCAAGGAAATTAGAAGTTTTAGACTTGGCCCGTATGATTGGGCATAAAGACTTAAGAAGCTTGATGGTCTATTACAATGCTACTGCAAGTGAAATTGCAACGAGGCTAGATTAGCCCCGTTTGCGTGGTCTTCCTTTCTTTGGCTCATCATCTGATTGTTCATTCAACCAGTTTGATAGCTCTGCCAAGTTCCAGCGTCTTCCTTGACCGCACTTAATAACATAGCGCGGTTTAGGGAAGGTTGGTAGGCAGCAAACCGCTGCCTTAAAGTGTACATCTCGATATCCCAAGAACTCAGCAGCTTGAGAATCATTTAGCCAAATATCTGAAGGTGGTAACGCTACAACAAAGTTACTACCAATATTTGCAATCGCTGTCATTTCACCCCTCCTTACTTTCCTCTTTCTTTATCTACTTCCAAACTCACTTTTGAGCCTGAAAAATCATTGTTATTGATAACGATCGGCTTGAAGTGAGTCAGAACAAAAAGCACCAGATAAGCTATTGAAACTGCATATACAAAACTATCGGTATATTTACCAGTTCGTACTAATGCAATTCCAAAAATAGCCATAACCAATAATAGAAAACTGTATTTTTCACTCATCCCTCAGCTCCCGATTCAACATCCAACAACATGCTGCCTTCCTCTGGATATTCGGTCATCCAAAAGTAATAGCCTTTGCCACTGTGCCCATCTTCAAAAAATTTAATAGTTAGTTCAGTTTCAAGTTGATCTAAATCATTTTCACCATCTGGATTTACAAATTCGAGAAGGCTTTTTAATTGGTGACCATTAAGAGTTATGCTCATCCCTCAGCTCCCGATTCGCTTGCTTCAATCATTGCCTTGTATCCAGTTTTACTCAGCGTCGACATTGGTGCGACTGAGTAACGTTCGTAAGCTTGGAACATCTTTTCTGTAGGCACTTTAGGTACTAACAGTAATCCTCTGGCACCGCCTGAGCTTTGGCTTTTTCTTGCCAACCAAACCAAGCACCATTTACGTAGCATGCCACTGCGTGAAGACACTGGAATTCAGATGCATAAGTTTGATTCTTATCACTCCAAAAAACATTACCGTGATCTAGGTGAGTCTTAATTTCAGGAATTCCCTCAAACTCACTTCTTAACTTATTCAAATCTGTCATGCTGCTGCTCCTTAGCTCGGTCTTTTGCTGAATTTGTCGAACGTTTGCATGAACTGATCAACACTAAATTGAATTGTTTTCTTGGCATTGTGCGGTTCAAATTGAGCAGCATATAGAGCCATACCAAGCCACATTACTGAGAATGTGAAAACCTTTGCTGAGTCTTTATCTTGGCTATTCATTTCATCAACCATAGGCCCAATAATTTTCTTAAAAATCTCTTCTGCGATCTGGTCAGAAGTACCGCTAATTGCGTTTAATTCAATTTTTTTCATGCTGCCGTCTCCAAATACTTATCTGCCAAATCATGCATTAGTAGGTTTCCTGAGCCTGACTCATACCAAATACCTAATTGGCCATTTAATCTAAATCGCAAAAGTTCGTTTTGTTCTGTCTTGGTGTAGACGTCTGCACCTTGGTCTACTAGCCATTCTTTAAAGTGCTCTAGTTCGAATGTGCTAAGAGCCATACGGTTTTTATAGCTTCGTTTGCTGCCATACCGACTTCGTAATATTTGCCAGTCGTTCATGTCATTAGCCCTGTTGCTGAATTGCTTGATTTACTGCATTAATGTCATTTGAAGGGCTTTTTTTACCTTCTGATAACTCTTGCTCATTTTTCTCAGCAATAACTGTTTGCCATGTGGTTTCACCGTTTTTGATTGCTCCAAATACAGCGCGCAATTCGTCGATTTGAGCAGGTGAGCACTGATCAAGAGGGCAGCCGATATAATCAACAAGGTTTTGCGCTTTAACGCCAATGTTGTTGAATGAATCCACAATTTGCTTGCGGTACTTCTCTGGATCTTCTTTAATGCCACTTTGACGGGTTTGCAGAATTAAATGCTCTGCTTCATCCTGTAAATCACCCGGAATGATACGAAGTCCAGCATTACGAATTGCCTTAGAAATCGCAGCATTGCGCTTGTTAAGCATTTCGTCTTCAGTGGCAACAACCTCATATACTTTTTGACCCTCACTATTGAGGCGCTCACTAACAACATCACGACCCGCAATTGCCTTGCGTTCCACTGTTTTATTGATTTTTATGTCTTGTGGGTATGTTGTATTTGACTCAAGATCAGTTACTGAGACGCGATGAATCTCCTTATGTTCATCTTCAAATATCATTGTTGTTTCAACAAGAATATTTGTCATACAGCGAATTGCGACCTCAACAAAACGTATTCCTAAACCTGTTACAGATCGACCACCTACGGGCTTTTTGTAGTAGGTAGATGTGTTGTCAGCAAATGACGGGCGACGACATTCTTTTAAAAGGTCTTGACGCACAGCATCCCAATTTCTAGGACGATGCATAGCCATCATATAACGCGCTTCAACTTGAGCCTTTGCTTGTGCTGCAAGTACATTTGCTGCTGTTTCAGCTTGAGGAACAATGCCTTGATTTAATGTTGCAAGCATATTCATTGTTATTCTCCTAGAAATTCTTTCTTAGCCCATAAAGGCAAATCAATTGGTTGAATCTGTTTTGTGTAGCCTTGCCACTCATTTGACTCTTTGCATTGAAGTAGAGTCAGCATTGCAGATCGGCGTTTCTGCTCACCAATAAACAGCATTTCATCTGATGCGTAATAGATGATTGACTCATGCGGATCGTCTTCTTCTACTGCAAAAAATAGGAAAGAAGGGTTGTATTCATCACCGTAATAAGCCTTGTATCCATTGATATACATAGCCGCTGAAAGTGAGTAATCGTAGTTTTGACAACTTCTTGAAAATGCATTTGCACGCGCATCCGTTGTCTTTTTGATGTCTACAATTAACCCGTTAGGGAAATATTCACTTGTTTCAGGTGCTACATGCCAATCAGGGCGAATACGACATTCAAGACCTGTTTCTTCATCATCAAAAAAGATCGAAGCTTCACGAATACCACCTGATAAAATCATGTTGTACATAGGGTGGCGTTTCATTGCTTCCGCAGCTTTAGCAGCTGCCTGGTACTGTTCTTCGGTAATGATTGTCTTGCTTGCATTGTCCTGTAAGAACTTTGCTATAGCTTCTTTACCTACATTTGTTCGTTTATTAACGATTGGCTCGATTGCAACTTCATCGTTAAAAACTTCTGGTTCAAGAAATAGAACATGAACCGCAGTACCAAGCGCCATTGCAGTAGTCTGCTTGTGTTCCTTACCACTCATGTGCTCAGCAAAGAAGTGTGCAGGAGAACGCAGAATGGTTTTAAGCTGTGAGCTACTAACAGCTGAATGTGCGTGATACGCTGCATTCGACATGTTATGTACCAAAACTGGCGCATTCATAATCTTTTCCTAATTCTTTCCTAAGAAGCCTTCTAGAATTTCAGTGAGTTCTTCGGCGGTTCTTTTCAGCTTATGAATTACATGATTTGCATGTTCATCATCTGAAATAACAACTTCGATATAGTCTTTTGAATAAATTGGATCGCTGGTTCTGTTCCAAGATCCTCGATAAACTTTCACTTCAAGCCATCCAACATGAGCTTGGTAAGAAAAGAACGCATCATTTCCAGTAGCGGTTATATCCATACAAAGGCTGATGATGTTTTTAGTTAAGCCTTTAACTTTTTTATTAACTTCCATCACCCACCTCTCAACTCTTTCTTAATTTCTGCTAAGCGATTCAGCGTGTCGCGCAAGTAAGAAATCTTTGTCTTGATAGAAAAATGATCACCTAGCTCCAATTGGATTTGCTCGGTACCACGGCCTACATAGCGAAGATGAATCCAATTGCCACCATCAGTGATGACCGTGTCTTCTTCACTTGATAAAGGGAGAAGGGCTTGTACTGAATCCTTGATAAGACTTTTCAGTCCTGATACTTCGATAATTTCAGGATGTGCATTCATATTGATCACCATGGAGCGTTTAAATGCGCTCTCTAATTCCTGATTCGATAAGGTCTTTAATCTCAACTACGTCTAAACGGTCAACGTAAGCCAAGACCTCTCCATCTTCGTCATAAACGCGAATGTCTTTAATCTCGTTAATTTCAACATCACGCCATGATTGATAGCCGTTTCCATCAATTGAATACTGAGCATCAAAATCAACTTCTAACGTGTAAGCTTCATTTACAGTTTGAAGTACAGCCTGTTCATTCTCAGGGTCGATTGATTCAACTTTGAAAGGAGCCACAACGGTTACAGGTTCGTTGTTAGCTGGGGTAAATGCATAAGCAGCAGTTAGAGCACTAACTACTCCTACAAATCCCATTGATTTGACTATGTTCGCTTTTATATTCATAATCTTCTCACTCATTGAGTAAAAGTCCCGTCGGTCAGATGTCTGGGACTTTTTTGTTATCTGGTGAGATTTATTAAACCAAAGGTATAAAATAAAAGCAAGCATAAATTAAACCATAGGTGAAAATAATTTATGATTAGGTTTAAATATGCTTTAATAGACAAAAGAAAACCCACACGGGGTGGGTTGGATGGAGTTTGTTATGATCGCTAAGAATAAAAGAAACAGTTGTTGTGCACGCCTAGATATTTGGGATGAATCTCCAATAATTTTAGAAGGCGAGCTAAAGCTGATTGTGCTGGAAGCGCTATATGCTGGTGAATTAGATTTAGAGTGGAGACGCGAGTTCTTTTCAGATGCCATTGAAAAG